GATATATCCGTCCCTTGAATCCACGAACTTGATGTTCTTTATCTTCCACTCGACATCAACCATATTGCCGTCGGAGTTCACGAGAGGGATTGCCTCCTTCTCGTACTCAAAATAGCCTTTTCTCGCTCCTTGCAAGGACGAGCAACGGGCGAGTTGGTTGTTTATAGCCTCTTTATCGAACACACAATCGCCACTCGATACAAAGGCTTCTACGGGTGTTATCGGATATTCTTGCTTGATAGTGTTCTTGTCGAGGTACGAGTCGTACTTCTTACAATACCAAGTGATTTGCTCTTTGTCGCAACCTTTCTCTTCGAGGAGTCTCTTTCTCTCGATGAGCCAAGGGTCGTCCGTCTCAAGGTATTCGTACTCGGTCGAGCGATACTCCGGAGACCTCCACCACTCGTAGAAGAGGTTATGGCAAGTCTCGGAGTCCCAAAGGTCTTTTGCTTGGTTGAATCCGTTTGCCGTAGTTTCGTATACTTGTATCGCTCCTGCGGTTATCGCCTCGCCTATACCTGCTTGAAGGGAAGCGAGGTCGCACTCATAGAAAGCAACCTCGGAGAAGTGTACGAAGTTCAGCGTTCTTGAACGACCTACTTGGTCGGTAGCCGTCGCTATACGCCACGAGGAGTTCAATTTGTCGAAGAACATCTCGTTTCTTGAATTGAACTTCTCGGAAGGTTTCAGTTCGGAAGGGAGTCGGTCGTAAACCACTCTCGCCTTGTCGTTGAATATCGCTTGCGTGTTGTCGCTTCTATCCGCCATAGTGAATCCGGAGAAGTTCTTTCTCACGATAGCGTAGGACAACTGAATCGCCGTTATAACGCTTGTAAAGCCTTGCTGACGACCCTTAAGGACGAAGAAAGGCTTGTTTGTGCCGAGTGTCTCCAACTGCTTGATGAAGTCCTCTTGCACCTCGTTGAAGAAGAACGGCACGGTGTTTCTCTTTTTGTCGACGATGTAGAACGCCACCGGGATAAGAAGGTAAGGCTTCGCTACTATCTCGTCTCGCAGCGTTGGCGTTTGAAGAATCCTTACAACCGATACTCTCACGAGCGTTTGGTCGAACTCGATGTCGCGCTTCTCCTCCCACCGCTTTTTTCTCTTGTCGATAATGTCTTGAACTGTCAGCATATCACAAGTCCTCGAACTTTATCGTCACGCTATTGTCGACGATTTGCGTTGCCTCTTTGTTGGCGAGAGCCTGCTTGTCGTAGAGAGTTCCGAGAACGACCGCAAGTTCCTTCACATTCTCAATCTTGAGAGCCGATATCCTCGTGTAAAGGGATTTCCGTTGTTGGTCGGTCAGTTCTTTGTGGTCGAGAGCGAGAATCTCCTCAAGAAGCGTATCAATGACATCTTCGCTTCCGATTGCTCGATTGAGCCTCCGTTCAAGGAGTGTCTCTACCTTTCCGATGAGACTCCAAGCGTTCTCCACAAACTCCTCTTTCTTTTTTTGACGAAGTAAGGCGATTGTTGGTTCGCCACTCTCTTGTGCCTTTTTGTCGTAGGCTTCCTTCCAACTCTTCACCGTAGTCCTCGGAAGTCCTAACTCCTTCGCCACATAAGCAACGCTATTGTTTACGGCGAGAAGAGCAAAGGCTTTTTCTTTTAAGTCATCGTTATACTTTTGACCTCTCGCCATAATAATCTCCTTGCTATATTTTTGGGGAGTAAGAGAGGAGTCGAACCTCTTCCTTCGGTGGTATGCTTGCCGTCTTGCGTTCTCTTACATCAAACTTCCTCCGATATGCACCGTACATCACTCACTCAAAGAGGGTTACCGCTTTTACGCTACCGCACCCACAACTATCGCAACCTCTTTCGAGGAACTCAATGGTTTTGGCAGCGGAGGAATGATTCGGACATTCGTATGCGAGAGTCAAAGTCTCGTGCCTTACCGCTTGGCTACTCCGCTATATTATGCTATATTATCTACGCCATATTGTCCTATAAACCACCGAGTCGATGTCCTCGCCCGTCTCAAGACTCTCTGTTACGAGTTCGTTGACGAGTTCCGGAGAGAAGGAGACAAGGACTTTCGCTATGAATAACTTCAACTTTGACATTCCCGTCTCCTTTCACTCTTTGTTGTGATGTTTCGTCGTGAACCTCTGTGCTTCGGAGTCGAACCGAATGTACCGCAGGCAACCACACTTGCCACCAATACCGCCTACGCTCTTGCGGAATCGAACCACGCCCGGACGAAACTTAATGGTTGCGGCTATCGGATTCGAACCGACACTCTCCACGGGTATGAACCGGGTATGTTACCGTTACACCAAACCGCTATATCAAGGACTTTCTCCTTTTCATCTTACATTATCGCATAAAAAAAACTATACGGGACTATACACTTTGCCCCGTATAGCATTTTCTTTAGATTAAGTCGGCTATCATTTCGATTATCCGACCGACACGCTTTTGGACTCCTATCTCGGTATATCCGATGTCTCTGCCTATCTTCCAATAGGCTTTGCCGTTTATGTACCCGTCAAGGATTATCGTCCTATCAAGAGGTTCTAACTTACTTATAGCCTCCATATACAGAGCCTCAAGAGCCGTCGCCTCTTTGATACAATCATCGACTCGCAGAGCCTTGAGGTTGAGGAGGATTTTTGCGGATTCCTCCTCGCTCTCCTTGCTTGGGTGTTCACCAAGATACAGAAGCCTTCTCTCGTGCCGTTCTTTGACTTGCAAGGCTACCTCGATACTATGCGTTATCTTCCGGAGCCTCCGAAGGTCTGTCTTGATTCTCTCGATTTTCTTCGCTCTCTCCACTTTCTCCTCCTTCCGAGGGTTTCGGCAAGAACTTTAAGCCTTGGCTTGTCGCAACCTTCTCGTTCTTTTTATAGAGTTCGAACCACACAAGAATCGCCTTGGTGTCCTTATCAAACGCTCCGGAATATCGGAGTTCCTCGCCTCGTGCCTTGAGTTCCGCCTTGAGAGCCTTTCGCTTCTCGTCGGAATCCATACAACCTTCCGTGTTGTACCCGTTTTCCGCAAGGAAGTTATATCCGAGTTCGTCGATTTGGATAAACGCCTCCGGCGGAAGTAAATCAAAAATTGTTATTTCTCGTTTTGCCATTTTCTTTTCTCCTTATAGTTCATTTTCTAACCATTGAATCATCTCGTCGTAGGTCAGTCCGTTGGCATAGTCGCCGAGGTCTTCAAGGGTCGCTCGTCGGTCTACGCTTCCTCGTTCTTTGAGGCTTCTTAAGAGTTCCGCCTTGCTAATTCCGTAGTTGTCGCAATAATCGTATATTGCTTTCCATTGTGCTTTCGTCACAATTTCACCCTCCTTTTAATGTTCGTGTGTTCTACACATACATCGTAGTCCGGCGTTGTGTACCAATCGAGGATTTCTTTTATGGCGTTTCTTCTCGTATAGTCCCAACGGGTCGCTTGGTCGCAAGCGTCGGCGGCGTCTATGCCGTCCAATTTTCTTTGAAGCACCGCAATTGGAATCGCTTCAATCTCGCTACACCCCACAATGCAGGGCGTTACAATGTCCGCCAAGACTTGCACAACGAGAGTTTTCTTTTCCTCATCAGCACAATCCCACAAGTTGTTAATCCTCTCGCACAACTCGTTACTATCAATCAACTTGTAAGTGTGTTTTCTCATTTTCGACCTCCTCTTGATACATCATATCTTGAGCGACCGATTCTTCCTCCCGGATTCGCTCGGTTTCTTCTATATCCATTTTGTCTATGTAAGTCATAGATACCTCCTTAAAGATTTTCTTTGAACTCGTCGAACGGGTTCTCGTTGCTTCGCTTAGAAACCTCCGTCTCTACGGCTTTGTGTAGGCTCTTAAGTTCCTCGTTTGATAACTCTTCGATACGCTTGCCGTCTTGGTCTTCTTCGGACGATTCCCAACAACCTTTTCTTATCAAAAAGCCTAACACAAATCCTGTGGTTAAAAGAATTATTTTATGCCAAACTAACATATCGCCTCCTAAAATAAGTTTTTGAATATCGCCGTTAGATTGTCAACTACGATTGAGTTGCCTGCTTGCTTATAGAGTTGTGAACTCGATTTGTCTTTCCCGTTATAGAAGGTGTCGTTCAAGGCTTTACTCGCCTTGTCGAAGTCTTCGTCGCTGAATCCCATAAGCCTCCAACACTCTCTCGGAGTCAGTTTCCGAACACGGCGGTTCGGCTCTACTACTCGGTTATTGTGCTTTGGGGAACTGCCGTCGCAGGTAAGCGTTCCGACCGTTCCGTCTTGTCGCACATATCCGTTTTGCTCGTCGTAGGCTAAAGGTTCTACCACCTTCAAGTCTTGCCTTTCGCTTCTTAAAGTTGGAGATACGCCTTCATACTCCCTCGCTTCACGATTCTTGTAGAAGTCTTCTACAATCTTCGGCTCTAACCCTCCGCCTTGCATAGTCCGAATAGTCGGACATAAGCCGTCCGGGGAATAGACTCGGTTCGCCATTTCAAACGCACCTTCCAACTGTCCTACTTGTTTACACTTTATTTCTTCCATTCTAAAACTCCCGTCATCGCTTGATTTCCGAAGCCTTTGTAGTCTCTCGCCATAAGCGTTGTTGCTACATCGGTTCGCCTCTCAAACTTCTTCCCTTGGTTCGACAACAATATCCCAACAATGTCGGTCGAGGCTTCCTCGTCCGCCCGTTCTAACGGTCTTTGAGATTTGCTCGGAAGGTATCCCCCCCCCGCAGTTTCGTCGGTTATTGCCATTTTTGCTACCGCCTCGTCGGAAAGGTAGTATTTCTCGTCTACCTTCTTTTCGAGGACATCTTTTAGCGTTTTGGTTAAAGGAATCTTGTCCGGGAAGTCGTAGAAGAACTCGTCTCCGAGCCAACTCAACATAAAACACCTTTCTCGGTTTTGAGGGACTCCGTAGTCCTTGGCGTTCATTATGTCGTATTTACTCGTATATCCTAACCCTTCGAGGAACTCGCACCACGCAAAGAAGTCAGCCTTGTTCTTGTCGCTTACGACATCAGGCACATTCTCCATAAGCAGGAGTTGAGGCAGTTGCCCCCCCTCAAGGACGATTTCCGAAAGGATTCTCTCGACCTCCCAAAGGAGTCCGCTTCGAGTTCCGCTTTCCTTGCTCATACCTTGTTGTTTGCCTGCCTTCGATAGGTCGGTACAAGGGAACGAGTAGGTCATTATGTAGAAGTATCGCTCGGTGTCTACAACTCCAAGGTCTCTTGCGTGAATCTTGGTTATGTCGCTCGGCTCGAAGTTCGTCCCGTGTACGGCGTTATAACTAACGACCGCATACTTGTCGAACTCGCATATCCGATAGTGTTCGAAGTCTACGCCGAGATTCTCAAGAGCCTTGGCTTGTGCGCCGATTCCTGCGAAGAGTTCGATGAGTCTTATAGGTTTCGTGATTTTCAAAGGCTCGTTCCCGTCGAATATCGACCGTTGCGCTCCCATACTTCGCATTGTGATTCCCATAAGCCACCTATATTCCGAGTTTCTTGGCGAGTTCGCCTTTCTTCTCACGCTCGATTTTTCTAAAGTCGTCGCCTTCGAGTTTGATAACCCTCGTCGCCATTTCGTCTATCCTTGCGAGGATAGCGTTGTCAAGGTTAAGCAGGCTTGCAAGTTCCTTGAGGGAATAGTTGGACGAGAATATCGTAGGCTTCTTGGCGTTGTACCTTGCGTTGAGAATCTCGAAGAGTTTTTCTTCCGCCCACTTCGAAGAGGCGGCGTTGAACTCTCTTCCGAGGAACTCTTTGCCGAGGTCGTCGAGGAAGACAAAGTCGTATTCTCCGAGCCTTCTCAAGAGCCTACATTCTCCCATACCGTTCTTGTCGTAAGAACTGCGTATCTCCGAGAGAATCGAGGCGAGGTTCGTGTATACACACTCTGCGCCGTTCCATATCAACTCGTTGCACAGGCAAGCGGTTAGATAGGTCTTTCCGGAAGAGTTGTCCCCGTATATGTAGAGACCAATATTCTGACTCATAACCTCTTGATAGTTCCTTGCGTAGTTCGCACACTTCTCGAAGGCGATTCGGTTGGATTCGGTGATTGTTGCCGTGCTGAATCGAACCTCTCTGTATCGCTCTCCGATGAGGGAGTTCTGCACATTGAGTTGAAACCTCATTATACGGCGTTGCCGTCTCTCTTCCTCTTCTTGGCGTTTCTTTTCTTCCTCTTGGCACTTGCACATACCACGGAGGCACATACTCTCGTCTTCCGATACGAAGACTCGTCTGTCCTTGCAGTTCTTACAATGAGGGAGACCGTCCTCTCCGAGAAACTCGTCTTCCTTGAGAACTTCCTCACCGGAAGCAAAGGCAGCCTTCATCTCTTGGAGAGTCTTTCCGAACTTAAATCCCATAATCAATCCTCCCTATCGTACTTGCTTGCCGTAGCCGTTTTAGAACCCTGCGGAGGTTGTCCTTGAGGTCTTTGGTCTCTCTGTTCCCAAGTACGAATACAAGCCTTCCAATCCTTCATAGATTGATTGCCAACCTTCCAACCCTTCGCTTCATAGAAGTCGAAGAAGGCTTGAGGATTCACTTTGTTATTCCTTTCTTGACAATAAGCGATAATTTCTTCGAGTGTCGGCTTGACAAAGCGTTTCGGAGAGGGAGGCGGTGTAACCGCACCGCTTTCTCCTAAACTTGACTCACCTAACTCTAAACTATCTCTATTCTTACCTATACTAACCTGTGCTTCCGAATCGGATACACGATGTATACACTCTGTATACGCCTTCTTTCCGTCGAGAGCAAGCGTGGCTCTTTCCTCGATATAGGTCGTCTCCTTGAATCGGTCTGCTTGGATATAATTGTGAATCTTCCAATGCTTAATGACGATGATTCCGCTTTCGAACGAAAGGATAAAACGCTTCATCATAAGCACTTTGCAATCGTCGTCGCTTGCACCTATCATTCGTTGGATTTTCTTCGGATTCCCAACGAACCCTTCGTCGTCCGCCCTCATAGCGAGGTGGAAGTATAACGCTTGAGTCGAAAGAGGCATATCAAGGAAGGCGTCGCTATCTATAATTGCTTTCGCAAACATTCTTCTTTCTGCCATAACTCCTCCTTAAAACGGTAGCGGTTCGTCCGGGTTTACTTCAACGAGGTTCGGTTGAGGTGGGAAGTCCGAGCCTTTATTGTCCTTCGGTGTAAGGAACTCAATCTTATCAACCTTAATCTCGCAAGCCGTGCGGTTGGAATCCTCGCCGTCCTTCTTGTACGAGCGAAGTTCAAGACTTCCGCACACCAAGAGTTTGTTGCCCTTCTTGCAATAACTGCTTATCGTTTCCGCCAACTTTCTCCACGCAACGCAGGGAATAAAATCGACCGGTCTGTTACCGCTTTGGTCGGTATAATCTCTGTTGACCGCAAGGGTGAATCGGCACACCGAAGTTCCGCTTGTGGTCTGCATAAGTTCAACCTCTTTGGTGAGGTTGCCTATCAATCTTACTTCATTCATCGTCTGTTACCTCCGTATCTTTGTTTGTTCTCGTCAAACGACAAGCAGAGTCGCTTTGCGGCGTAGGAGACCGCTTGAGCAATTCCTGCGATTCCGTCGTTGAATATGTGAGCGTGGTGATGTCGAATCTCCTCGCCGTCTTGGTACATACGGATAATAACAAGGTTGTCCTCGATAACCGTCTCTATCTCGATGTTGTTGCCCCCCCCGGAAGCCTCTTCCAACATCTCTTCCGTGAAGTTGATTGTAGAGACGGAACGAGAGCCTTCGAGCCTTACTCGGTAAATATATCCGCCTTCCGCTTCGGAGTAGAGTCTATCGACAATCTCTCCTTCTTTGCCACAAGCCTTCGCTATGGCTTTGTTTCTTAATTCCAAGGGAAGTTCCTCGTAGGAAACCACCCGTACTTTATCTTGAATCTCAAAATCCATTTTAATATCTCCTATATACAAGTTTTTCTCTATCCCAATGAGGGTATTTTCGTTTTAAGTATGCTTCGATTTTTGCTTCGATTTCTTCTCGTTCCTCTCGGCTTCCGAAGTCGAACTTATAGTGGCATTGATTCTCCGTAAGGTTCGTGCAGAGCGTTACGATGTTCTCTTCAATCCCAAGTCCGCCCTTCGAGCGAGGTATGAAGTGTGCGTTTGGCATAACATTTCGGCAGCACCCACACACAACACACCTTCCGCCGTCCCTCTCCCACACGGCTTGTTTTACCTTGGGAGAGATGTCTGTCGCTTTTGCTCGTTTCGATTTCATCGTCCGTACTCCTTTCTTGCAATCTCAATCTCGGAATCTATCACTCCGAGTTCTGCGAGTTTGTCAAGAGTCGCCTCGATGAGTTCCGTCATTTCCTGCGTATTGTACTTTGACGAACCGATGAAGTATTGATAAAGGTTCAAGGTCTTGCCGTTAACCTCCCTCTCGTCGAGTTTCCGAATAACTCGGAAGGTCTTTCGGAGAGCAGGCTCGGCAGAGGGAAGAGCGAGAAGGTAGTCGTAAGCGACATTCGCTTCCTCAAGCATTATGCAATAACACTCTTCGGTCGACACCTTCCGCTTGTTCCCGGACATCGCAAAAGCCATTTTTCCGAGCAACGCCCACAAGAGGCGGTTTTGCTCAAGGCTTCGCTTTGACTTGTAAGGTTTAACCTCAACCTCAATCTTCTTTTCGGTCGGTTGCGTTTCTTCGAGAGCAAGCAAAGCGGAACGCTTGTTGTCGCCGTGGACGACATAGCACACAACGAGGTCGTTGTCTTCGTTTATCATTCGATAACTTCTTTCCGCTATAAACTTACTCATTGTGCCTCCTCGCCAACCTTCGCCTTCAACGCCGTGATGAGTTGAGCGAACTGCTCCTTCGTGAGGTTGTTAATCTTAATGTTTGCTCCGAACTTCTTTACAATCCAATCTGTGACACTTGCAAGTGTTATATCGGAGTTCTTAATGAGTTCGTTGACTTCCGCCCATTGTGACTTCTCTCGGCGTTCCTGCGGAGGTTTTGGTGCGTTCTGTGGTTGAGCCTTTTTCTGTGTAGGCGGAGGAGTCGGTCTGCCGTCTTGGTTGCCGTCATACTTGGTTCGGTCGGCGTCCCAATACACATCTGCTCCGATTCCGAGAGCCTTGCAAGCAACCGAGATAGCGTCGGTGTAGGCTTTCTTGTAACACTCGTCGTCGGTGTAGAGTCCTCCGGTTTCCTTGGCGATAAATCGGCTTCCGCCCACGCCGGGAATACCTTCGCTCCACGCTCCGTCCACCTTGACGAAGAGGAGAATCTCGACATTCGTGATAGCCTCGCCACCATATCCGACATCAATCCAAGTCCTCACAATCTGCGTTTTCCAACCGATTCCGCAGATACCAAAGTTCTCGGTGAGGCACTTGATTCGCCACATAGGGTTTATATCTGTCATACCCTTGAGTCGCCCGGCACCGATAGTCTTCTTGGCGTTATCCGGGACGGCTCTTACCTTGTCATACAATTCGAGGTTTCCCATTTGTTACCTCCACTCCAATTCCTTCTTGATGTAGTAAACCTTGATGAGAGCCTTGAACATATCAAAATACTTTCTGTAGGTCGCAGGAGCGATTGCTCTCTCTTGGAAGGGTTCGTCTTCGTTTCTTCCGATATTGAGAATAAGGATTTGGTCTACACGGTACTTATTCTCCTTGAGGAGATTTGCGTAACCGGAGACTTGCAAGAAGTGTTCGTTGAAGATTCCCTTACCACTCTTGAAGTCTACCAAGGTGTACTTGCCGTCAATCTTGCAGTAGAAGTCGAGCGTTCCGCCGTATCTGTACTTCTCGGAAACGAACTGTTTCTCATTGAAGATAGGCTCGACCTTGTGTTGCTTCTCCCAATCGAGATACTTATAGAAGCCGTTCTGTGCGAGTTCAATCTCAAGAGCCGTGTAGTCCGATGTATCAACGGGTTTGCCCGTGATGTGTCCCTCTACAAGGGCGTGAATAAGAGTTCCGACATTCGCGGCCTTGTCGACATACTTCGTAGAGTCAATGCCTTGAAGACCGAGGTTGTTTGCCCACTTAACGAGGGCAGGCTTGTTGAGGAGTCCCGTAATGGTGGTTGCTCCGGGGACGAGCGTTCCGTCCTCAAGGTAATATCTCGTGTGCGCTCTCGACGCCTTCTTTAACTTATCTGCCATTTTACTTGCCCTCCTTCAATGCTTCTGCACGGTAGAACTCAACCGTCTGCTCGTATTCGTCCGCAAGAGCCTTGATTGCTTCGTTTGCTCTTACGAGTCTCTTGGTAACATCTTCGACCTTATCGACGGGACACTCTGCGAGTTCCTTCGCAATAGCCTTAACTTCCTGCTCATAACCGACCTTCGCATAAGCGAGGGTTCTTTCGAGGCGATTCGCCTTCTTCAAGTAATAATCTTTCATTTTTTCTAAATCTCCTTGACAATAATAATTTTTTGTG